AATAATTCCACTCGCTGTTGCTGAGAAGATGGAAGTATTGGCGAACAGGTTGAAGGTCTTGCTCCTCAAAACAGAGCGAACCGTCGAAATACCAGAAGGGTTGCGCTTTAGGATCGGCGAAATCATCTTCCTCCCAATTAAGCTCCTCTTTTTGAAGGCTTGTGAGGTTGTTGTAACCCACAATCGTGGGAAGGGTTAAAGGTAAACCCACTAACTTGAAAAGTTGTTGTTGTGACATTTTGAAAATCCTCGAAATAGAAGCCGTTCAAGGGGAACGGCAACCCAAAAGCTTACAGAGTGACGTGTTTTAACTTGTAACCATCGCCGTTATACAGCAAGCTAGAAAGCTCGTAAGTTAAGGCAAAAGCCATATCCATGCCACAGCCCTTCATAATGACGCTGCCGCTTGAGTTGCGGCGTTTAGAGATGTACGCTGACACCTCATGGTTGACGTTGACGATGTCATTTTCGTGAATGATGTAGCAGTCAAAACTGCGGGTCATTCCTGACTTGGACTCAGAAGCCAAGCGGATAAAAAGCTTAGGTTTTGAACCTAACCTTGTTTTGAAATCAGCCATTTTGAAAATACTCCGAAATAAAAGCCGCTCAATGGGGAACGGCAACCCAAAAAGTTAAACGATCGTAACGCACCAGTGGGTGTCGGTATTACGTTGATACCAGTAATCCTCTTCAGGATCACCGACAGACCAATACTCCATTTTTACTTGCTCAAGCAAAGTTGAGTCCAGCAGATGCTTGTCGAGCAAGTACAACATTTCTGGCGAATACATCTCGTCGCAGACAAATTGCTGGGCAACGAGGAAGTCGCCGAAATACGATTCGGCTAATTCAAGAAACCAACTCATGATGGCTCTCCCTCATCGACAAAGTTAAAGAAATCAACCATTGCAGAGCGCAATTTACGCATACCTGTCAGATGGTCGGAAACAATAAAAACAAAAACAAACTTAGAACCGCGATAGATTCCGCGAACGGAGGCTTGCCAGCCGTTTGCTGTTGGAAGTAGAACCATTATAAATACCCCTGAATGTAGTCCATCAGCCCTGAGGCGGTATGATCCGAACCGATAAACCCCCAACATGAGTCGGTAACTTCCCCATCGATTTCAACTTCATAACCGTAGCAATCGCCTTGCAGGTAATCGTCGAGATCTTTAACGTAGGAAACTAAAGCGGCGCGAAAAGTCGCTCGACGTTTGAACTCTCCGCCTCTCGATGGACGTTTAACGGCCACGTAACCGAGTACGCCACTGTCCCAATGACAGGAAAAAGGTGAGGTGCTTACTGTCATACCGCTATGGATATAAGCGTAAATCGGTTCGTACCAATAATCCGCGTCACCTAGAGTGAAGTCTTTGGACTTCATTTGGAAATTCCGAGTTTCCAGATGGTACTCGAAGGGAAGATCACAGAAATCTTGTGACCAAGGATTCTCGGCGTAGTCGTCTTGACAGACGAAAACTTTGACGTTGCCTTTTTCAGCTAACAGTTCACGATTTGACATTTTGAAAACTCCTAACAAACCGCTCAAAAGGGGAGCGGCAAACCCTAACTCATAGAAATAAAATTACGGTGGCACTTATCCAAAATAGCTTCAGATACCTCAATTTGCCTGACAAATAAATGCCAATACACTTGTGGAGGCCACGTATTGTCACGCTCTCGCCATTGGTGTATCGCGCTCCAATACGGTAAAAGCCTACAATCTGCCCCTTCAATAGGGCGTGGGGGATTCACTCTCGGAAACCCAGTCATTTAACAATTCTCCAATTTGCGCGGCGTTCAGCTTAATACAGCCGAAACAGTCGAACGCCACGTCTAGGTTGTCATTGGTTGCATACCAACGTAGGGTTGCTTCGGAAAACTCCGAAGCAGGGAAACAGTATAAATACTGACCGCAAGCCAAAATCGTGACGCGGTTTGCCCGACAGAACTTCAAAATATCATCTTCGGTGCGGAGAAGTTTCCGAATCAAAATTCGGACAGGTTTAGGTTGGGTCATATAGCCTCCAAGTAAACGAGTTGAATGTCCAAGTAGGACATCAATTTACTGCATAAATCCATTCGCAATCTGAATTGAGAGCCGTCCCACAGTCCCCCTACGTGACCCGTTGATGGATAACGGACGGGGTAACTCCGAGACAAACCCATGTCCTCGAAAATGTTCGCCAATAGACGGTAAAAATCTACCGTTCTGTAGTACGGGTGGTGGATTTCCACCCACTTTTCAACATTCAAACACAGCCCGCAGTCGGGGTAGTAAACCCCACGGTCACAGGCCATACCTACGATGTCGTGAATCGCGTCGAATAGGACGCGGTTCAGTTCAGCAGAAATTTCAATCATTTTAATAACTCCGAGAGAGAAACTAGATAAGAGGTGACATTGTAACACAAACTAAACGGGGCGTCAAGGTTGTGTTACAAATCTTTACAAAAACCTTACGAAACTGAGGTATAATAGGGTTCGCGGCTAGGGTAGCTCCCGAAAAACAGATTACTGAACTGTTTGCCGCGATTCTTCTATTCAGTAAAACCCCTTCAGTAAAGGTGAAAAATTATGACTAAATTAGTCTATGGCGTTGGTATAAACGACGGAAAGTACCCCGCTAAGGTAAACGGTAAAAATCTCAAGGTTTATGATATTTGGGGTAATCTTCTAAAACGGTGCTACAACCCTAAAATTCAGGAGAGACAACCTACCTATAAAGGTTGCTCAGTCAGCACAAATTTTCAAAACTTCTCCTTTTTCTCAGAATGGTGTCAAAACCAGATTGGTTTCAACCAGAGTGGCTTTCAACTAGATAAAGATTTGCTTGTCAAAGGCAACAAACTTTACTCCGAAGACACCTGCCTATTTTTACCAAGAGAGTTAAATGTTCTGCTCACCTCTAGTAAAGCAAGTAGGGGAAACCTACCCATTGGAGTAACCGCTTTAGGTCGTAAATTTATAGCTCAATGCTGCACCGAAAAAGCTTCCGCTCACATAGGTCTCTTCGACACCCCCGAAGAAGCTCACAACGCTTACAAACAAGTTAAAGAAGCCTACATTAAAACTCAGGCTGAAAAGTGGAAAGCTCACATTGATCCGAGAGCCTTCACCGCTTTAATGGCTTACGAAGTTTCAATTTCGGATTGAAGCTCGATTTCAACATCAGGACAGATTAACTTGAAAGCCTTATCCGCCGCCGTTGATGCGCGGAAAAAGGCTTTCGAGTCGCCACCTAAGCACTTGAGCCAGCTTGCTAGGTACGATTCATGGTAACAACCATAGTCTGAACTAATACCAAATTTCGCACATAAAAACGCGCTACCCAGTTCAGCAACTAGCTCTTCCATCGCGTAATCGTTATCCCCGAATTTTTCCCCTTTCTTGCGATTAAGCCGATTCGCGCTACCAGTAGCATGGATTAACTCATGCGCCAGTACCGAACTGTAAGCGGAGTCACTCACGAAGGCGGTTGACGGCATCGTTACCCTGTCGGCGATCCGTTCGTAATAGGCCGAGTCGCCGCTATGCCGTAACCCTACCCCCAAATCCGTACAACGTGTTCGGAGGAAAACTGCCATCTCACTCCCACTAGGTTTCGGTAACTCTGGCAGGTCAGGAAGGGTTAAACCGTCAACCTGTTCGACGTTAAACAGGTTGAAATGCTTTAACAGGGAGTACACGGAAGATTTCCCGTCAGCGTCTTTCTTAGAGCTAACCATTGGTGCGTAAAAACAAGCCAAAGTAGCTGACTCGCCTTTACGGACTTGGCCGCCGAGTGCGGCGGCCTGTTTGTAGGTTAGCCACTCAGGTCTGGAAAACTCGGTCATGCCGAGTAACCAAACATTAACTCCAGAGTAGGGTTTCTTGGTGGCGAAGTTGATAGGGTGCGAAGCCTGTCTTGTACTCCAAGACTGGGTGAATTTTTGAAACTCCCCAGTCTCGATTGAATGAAGGATGCGCTGTGTTACCACAGTCGCAATGTCGAACTTTGCGCTCATTTTAAGAATCCTCAATAAGTTTGGAATAAGTTTGAAATTGAGATTAAACCTCAACCCACACGAACCCCTCGTGCTTAAACACGATGCGCTCCTTCACGCCGTCAGTCTCTTTAATTACCATGCGTTTGCTAAACGCATAGCAGGGAGTAATGCCAACTGCTATTAACGCTTTTTCAAGCGTTGGCATGAGGAAGGGTGCGCCGCCGATCATTGCACGAGTCGGAATTACACCGTCCTCGTTTTCGCCCTCGTAAATCGCTAAATCAGCGATTGCCTCGGCAACCTCACCAATAAAAGCAGAAGTCGGCAGGTTGTCGAATGTCAGCAAAGCTGACAGTTTTGCGCGATTTGCGCTGTCAAAATCAACTACACCAGCCGCTAGTTGCTCGGCTGTTGCTTGGTGTTGCGTTAAATTCAAAATCATAATAAAAATCCTCAAAGTCTCAAAGTTTAGAACCTTTCCAGTCTAGGCGAACCACCACAAGGTAGCCGAGATTGAATTTTGTAGCCAAAGCTTTTGCCTTAGCTTTTACCTCATCAGAGGCATGACGGCAGACTACTATCGCATCGTAGCGAGGGTAGTCGATAGAAACTTCACCGTGACCCCTGTTTTCGTCACGAGGTAGCTTAAACAACGGCGTTGCCGCTTTGATAAGCCGACCTAAATCGCGGAAAGTTTTCCCGCGATTGTCACGGCAAGCTGTCAAGAGGCCGCTCGTCTCCCGTTGAGTGTAAGCGTCAACAAGCCAGCCTTGTACAAAGACTGACTTTTTCATATCAATGGAGAGGCCGATTAAAGCTCTCTCTTTTTGACTTAGTCGGCTTTCGCCGAAAAAGCATGGTTCAGCCGCTACTTGGCGGCCTAACCCTTCAAGCTCTTGCTTGACGGACAACTCTAGGCCGCCAGTCGTGCGGCCAAAAGCCCCTAACCAACGGACTATTAAGCTCATAAACACCTCGAAAAATCGTTGGAATCTTTTGGAAAAGGCGACTCACTTACCCAGCTTAAAAGCAAAGCCAAACTAATAACCCTAGTCTCTGTCGGTTACTTCTCACAGTGTTGACTCACAACAATAGATAGCCAAGCTTACTTATTTTGACCTTTTGATCCGAATCACCGCTATCGGCAAAGGAGAACAGTCGGGGATACTAAGCTAACCTAACCCCATTAGTGGACGAAAACCATGTGCTAAACCTCTTGGTAAAAAGGGGCGAAATTTAGTGAGAAACTTAATAGAAAGTTAGTGTGAGAAAACACTTTACTTTGAGGCTAGAGTGTGAATGGCTCAGTTTTTGAGCAAAAAAAACGCTTGACAGGTAATAAAAAGTATGAAACTGTACGTTTTTTGTACGAAAAAATCTTATATTTTCGTTAGGAATTGCTGTATAAAAACTGAGCAATTTCAGATTTTTTACTACTTGTCAAGCGAAATAATCGCTCAAAAAAACAACGCTTCATACTCTAGCCTCAAAGTAAAGCGTTTTTTCAAACTAATTTTCTATTAAGATTTTTAAGCCGTTTTTAGGTGGCAATTTCTTTGACTATTTATAGCAAATTTGAAACGGCAACTTTTCCGAGCTGTTCGGCGTTAAAACGCGGCGATTTAAGCCTTATTAACTCAAAAAGATGAATCAGGGTAGCGGAAACTTTTTTTAGGCTGCTTAAAGGGTCGTTTCTGAGGCTCTGAGAACCATTCAACCCGTGGCTTTCGTGGTGTTTACCGCGTTGGTGGCGAAGTAAACGATTACTTTGGCTGCGATTTACCGTTTTTACGGGTTGTGGCCACGGGTTACGGGGTAGACCAAACAGGGTTAAAAATTTAGGGAAAAAAAGGCATTTCACATATAGAAATGTTTTCAAGACCCTTTGTATATTAGAAAATCTCTATTTTTAATTCTCTCTTTTTTTCTTTTCTTTTTCTTCCATCTTTTATAAGCATCTTTATTTTTATTTTCTATATGTAAAAGTGCTTTTTTAACCCAAATTTTACCTTGTGGCCTCCCTAACCGAATTAGTTAAGATTTCCTTTACGATAACCCTGACTGGCAACCGTCCCCCGTTCCCAGTTACCGCCACCCTTTACTGGCTTTCGGCCACGTCAAAGGGCGGCGTTACTCTTTTAAGCAAGCTGGCTTTCGGCTATGTCCATGCTTAAAAGAGGTCGGGAAACTTACTTAGTCACCCAATAAACATTTTTTGGGTGGTACTCTATGTGACCATGTATTGCCCTTATTGGCACTAACTGGCTATCGTTACCGATTTCGCGGACAACGTACTTTTGGACAAGATTGCCGAAGCAATCCACCACTGGCAACACGGTGTTACCATAGTCATTAGTCTCATACATTTTAAAATCCTCTGACATTGAAAAGTTAGAATCGTAAACCGTTACCTGTTACGGCTTAGATTCAAAGGTTAGGAAAACGTAACCGTTACCCGTTACTCACAACTCCAAAAAAGTTTTGAAACCCTCAAGTTTCGCGGTCTCAAAAACATTTTGAAAAGCCAGCAGTTCGCGGTCTCAAAAACATTTTGAAAAGCCAGCAGTTCGCGGTCTCAAAAACATTTTGAAAAACCGAAAAAATGCGGTTTCTAAAACATTTTGAAAAACCAGCAGTTCGCGGTATCAACAACTATATGGCAAATACCCCGTCAAACGCTCTATATTGACGTTTAAGCCGTGTTAAAGCGTAAACGGGTAGATAGGTAACGGGTAACGTCGATAGGTGTCGGCATCGGCATCGGCATCGGCATCGGTAAGGTCGATAGGTGTCTAGAAAACCCAAGAAACAAACAACACAAAAACACTAACAATTGCTTGTTAGTGTTTTTGTCTTGTAAGTTTAGGCGCGTAGCGATACGCGCCTTTTTGGTTATGCTGCTTTGCGTGCTTTGATCATGGCTTGCACGCCTTTAAGGATGGCTTGCAATGAGTCGTTATCATGAGTCGCGATAACATCCAACAATTCGCTAGTCGTTAAACTTGCGAGAATTTGGGCGCGTGCAAGGGCAAAATCAGTTTGTGCATCGGCATCGGCTTGGGCATCGGCTTCGGCTTCGGCATCGGCTTCGGCCTCGGCATCGGCATCGGCATCGGCATCGGCATCGGCATCGGCATCGGCATCGGCATCGGCTTTCCCTTTGATATAACCCTCAATTTGTTCTAGTAACTCATTGCTACCTACTAAGGTTAAAGCACCGCAGTTTTCACATGACTCAATAAAATTTTCTAAAACGTGGCACTCAGTATCGCTAGTACGGTATTCGCGTAAACTGATAGAATACGAGAAGAGCTTATTTTGTATCGCTTTATAGCTTTTTAAGGTATTAACGCTAGTCAAACCAATTTTCTCAAAGCGTGCTTTTAACACTGTTAAAGATACACTTTTCGCATCTTTATAATCGGTTAAAAGGTTACGATAGTCGCTAAAATAGGTAGCTAACGACCAATAATCTTTAGCAGAACCAATACAACCATTCTGAGAACAAGCCTCAAAAAAGGCTGTTTTAACTTCTTTTTTGTCGCCATAGATTTTGACTAATTTAGTCAATTCTAAAATTGAGGTAAAACTTGAGTTAGCAATTTTAATTGCTAAAGCGTTCAATTCAGTAGCAAAAGTTTTGTTTGTAGTAGTCATTTGTAATCTCTCTCTTTTTGATGTTTTCGCTAATTAGCGAACTTTTTAACCTTTTGGGCGTACTTTGCCTGTAGTCACCGTTTTAGACTTTAGGCAAAAAGAACGTAACCCAATATCGTCTATTGGGCAGTGACTAGGTCACAAAAGATATATTGCATGAGTCATGCCAAGATATTTATTAATTTATAAGTCATTGATTTTAAACAAGTTTATAGTTAAAAGGCCTTACCATTGCCAAAAGCGAAACCCTTGCTAGTGACAAAAAATGTCACTTTGTGACATTTTTTAGGTGACAAAAAATGTCACACATTGTTTATTGTGCCATTGGTTGATGTAATCGTTACAGGGTAGGGTGTAAATGTGGGGGGCGCACCCCCAACGGGTGGGGCTATCCAAAATGTCTCCACATTAAAATTTACATTTCCAATGTTAATAACATTAACAATGTTTTCCACCTAATGTCCTTACCGCCACCACTACCATTGCCAATACTCACGCCATTGCCATTGCCAATGTCATTGTCATTGTTATTCTTAATAGCAATACCAATAAAACCACCATTGCCAATACTCACGCCAATACTCACGCCAATAAAAAGGCCACTATTAAGTGGCCTTTTTACTTATTTCAACAGTTTTCTTGTGTCGGCCCCCAGTTCAAAAGGGTCAACATAGAGCGGCTTATCGGTTATCTGAGCGCGTCTGTATTCGTTAGCTTCTCCAATCCAGAGGTCTTTATAGAGTCCGATAAGGTTAGCGGGTTCGTGATAGCGATAAGCTTCATAAGTCCTACGCGCTACCCACTTTAGGAGACTAACCTGCGCTCGCATCGACATCATGTCGTGAGGTTGCAGTGGGGTCACTCGCTGATTCCAGAGCGAGGGTAGTCCATTCGTGCAGATAATAAGAGGGCGACAGCGTTTAAGCTGTTGAAGCTTAATGAGGTCTAACCCCCACGCATCCATTTGTTGTAGCGTGATGCTAACGGGGCCTGTATTGTTGCGTTCAAGGCACTGATTTAGCTCTGTTGACATGAAATCAGGTACTTTAAATACCTGCTGCGATACCATCGCCAATGCCGTAGGCTTCTCAGGATTAACGGCCTCGAAGAATCTAATAGCCAAGATAGGGGGTTCAAGCCCTAATTCGGGTAGGTAAGGGATAGGTAAATAAGGGCGCAAGCGGCTAAGCATACCCTGCACGTCATTGCTTCTTTGCGAGAGTTCTTTATAGACATAGGTCGAGCGGAAGTTACAGTCGCTGACATCAATATCTACCGTGTCGAATAGTTCGCTAGGTATGTTTATCTGTGCGGCTTTCGGGAAGCGTTTAGGCGTTGCTCCTTTACCGATTAAGAGATGATGACGGGTGTTGGTGCTGAACCAAATGCCGAGAGGTGACTTTTCGAGTGTAAACATTACTGGCCTCTCTTTGGTTCTTTAGTGGTTTTTAACTTCTTGGTTCTTATCTTGGCCTCTAGCATCGCCACTACCAGTGGCCATGCTAGTAGCAATATGAAGCCTAAGATAATCCCTGCGGACAGTAGCTCAGTCACTAGGTTATTTAACATAATGTGTACCCAAGTTTGTCTAAGGATTTTCTCATGCTTTCGTCAGTAGCGATGCCATAATAAGTGACACTGCTTTTGCTCTCAGCAGCGCGAAGCTCGAAGGATAGGACTAGCTCCTTCATGGCTTGTTTGAAACCTTGAATACTTTCGGGTTTCTTCTCTGTGTTGGTGACAGCCCATGCCCAATACAGTTCGTAGAGCCTTAATTCGGTAATCTTGTACTCAGCGGTAAACTGAACGCGAAACTTTAAGTCATAGGGTACGGCTTCTTTGCCTTGACGGATTCTGCCTTCGCCTAAATCTCGTAAGGCTAAACGAACACCGCCGTTAGCGGCTTCGAGGAAAGCTCTGACCGTGTTGTTTAAAGCACCCATCTCCGCCACTGCGTTTCTCGCTGACGCGGGCATTGTGTACCCTTTCTGCTTGGCTAAGCGTTTTGATGCGTTTAAGCACCATTGCAATATCCCTGCCCGTTCGTTGTTCACGATATATTCCCCCAGGTTTACTTTGCGTTCTTTTTCGGGGACGGGACGCGAGAACTGAAAAATCAACCAACGGCGGTTAAACCCGTCTGAAGTATCTTTCGTCCTTGGCAAGAAGTTTCCTGCGAACCACTGCGCCGCTACCATTCGCGTTGTAAAGGGCTGCCCATACTTCTGCTGCACCATCATTTCCGACCCGTCAACGACTTCTTTAAACACTTGGCCGCTGATTTTCTTTGTTTCTGACAACTCCCCCGCCACATTCAACAATCTTCCTGCCATCGCTGATGGTGCGAAGTTATCCCCCCACACCTCTGGCGGCACCGCTGATTTTACCTCGTTCGGAACCAGGGACGACACTATCGTCAGCAATTGGGACTTGCCAGAGTTCGCCATTCCAAATAACAGAAACGCTCTCTGGTATTGGGGTGCTATACCAAACAAGGTCACGAATATCGCTTCTTGCAATGCGTTCACTTTCTCCAGAAAATCGGAGTCTTGACCCCAACTGGTTTCGAGAAATTGATAGAAAGTGGGGGCTAATTTACGCAAGTTGTCGCTAAGTTTCTTCAGGTCTGCGATGAATGGCAGTGTATAAGTCGCGCCATAAACTTCCTCATGGCTATGCTGTTCCAAGGTACCGTCATCGCGTCTGATAATGTAACCGTTAGCGAAGTTGACCCCATTCTCCATGATGTTAGGGTCCCGTAGCGGTGACGACAATAACGACCCCATTGTCTGTAAAATTCCTTTCGCATCGCTACGTTTTTTGTTCGCGTCACAGCTACCGTAACGTAGATGAATCTCGCGCTCTATGTCTATCTTGTCATAAACTTCGTAATGACTGCCGCCCCAACGGTAAAACTTATCGTTGTGGAACTTTAATTTGTTAATCGTTTCCAGTTCTTCTATAAGGGCTTGAGCAATCTCTGTATGGTTCGCGCCTTTGAACTCGCTTTGCTCACGGTAATTGCGTATCTGTTTATTCAATGCGGGGATGCGAACGCCTAGACCTGACTCGCGTGAGATCAGCGTCAGGATTCTGTCAACTTCTAACGGGTTTAAGTTTTTGCTGTACGCCACTAACTTTAGCGTTTTCTCTACCTCTTGCATCACCTCATCAGTGCCTTTGCCTTCGTTGCGGTTGAAAAGATTCTCTAAGTCGTCCATGATAACCTTTGCTGGTTTCTCAATATGGTCTTCGCTAAAGGCTTTTGTATAGTAACCCCGTTGGTCTTCCGTCATACCTGAGTCCCAACCCTCTGGCAGGACACGACCTTTCTGCATGATGTCACGCGATAGGAACAGAATCAAATTCGCGGTATGCTTGTTCATGTTTATAGGGTCGCCAACAATATTCTCAACATATTGGTCAGCGTAAATCCGCAACATATCTAAAGCTTCTAACAAACTACGTTCACCGCGAAGCACCGCAAACGCAAACAGACCCGCTGCCCTTGTCAGGCTTATATCCCTCGCCCCTGACGGCACAAACTCAGTGACTTTGGTGACGGCTTTGCCATCGCCGATGTTTACGCCAATCTTTTTTAATTTGTGACGGATGGTTTCTTCGATGTCTGTCGATAACATCGTCAAGTTGTCTTTCACTTGCCATAACGGAGTGTTTTCAACGTAAGCCTTATCGGTATCTGGGTGGATAGAGGGCGGCAGAACGACATACGTTCCCTCAGACAGATATTCAACGATGCTCTCATTGTTAATGGTTCGGATACGGAACGTCTTCAACGCTGGGTTGTGACGGTACGCGATTACAGCCCCTTTTTTACCTTTCCGCACCCACAATGGCACTGGCAATGCCGATAGGATAGCTTGAATGACGGGTACGTCATCGGTGTCGATGTCGATAACGGAGATGCCAGAGCAAGGGCCAAGAGGTAAGCCGATATTGCTGTTAGGGTTACTTTTAAGCCAGTGACTGCGTAAGTCTTGGGGCGGCATTATCACTGAATACTCGCGCCAACCTGTGAACATCGGCTCTTTCTTTTTTGCCCACAGTGGGAACACAGGTAAACCTGCTCGCCAGTACGCGGGCGCGTGACCTAAGAATACAGTGGACTCGTTAACGTGCGAGCCGTCATTGAACCCCACTTTGAAAACGGGGTCGATAGATTTCGTCATTTTTATTACCTTTGGTCAATCGGTTAAGGTTGCTAGTCGTTCTTGCAGTTCATTAATATCATCAGGTTCAAACTTTCGGCTGATGAACTCCATCATGGTTTCACGGAAGATAACATATTGGTCAATGCCAATGGCTTTCTCGCGTAACTCAATAATCTTCTCCAATTGGTTGGTTTGGATTCTTAAAATGGCGATTTTTTCCGTTGCCGCTAAGCTTTCATCATCAACACTAAAGTTCTTTAAGCTTCTGAACAGGTTATCCATCTCCAGCTTTACGTTAATGTCAGCTTCTAAATTATCATCACTCTCTTTTCGTTTTTGAGCTGAGGCCAGAGACGATGCCAACACCATTAACTTCGCCTTTATTTCGGGCGGGTACGGGGATTGCTCTAAATACTCTCTACCCTCAACTTTATAATTTGCTAGAATCGCTTCTAACGCATTAACTGCTGACAGGGCTATCGGTGGGTACGCTGACATTAATGTTTCTCCGTAAGGGGATAATAGTGTTAAAGGTATTAACGATGCAAGGCAGCTCTCGTGTTTTTTACATAAACGCTACAAAGCCCTCAGTGCGTTAAACTGGGTTTTTACTTTACTTTAAGAGATTAACAAAATGGCTAGTAAGTTTGCAACTGACTTCGGTAAGGAGCTTAACTCACGTTTCTCCAAAGACGCGACTGGAATGAGTTATTCAGACTGGGTTTGTAAGAACACTACGCTGAAAGGGGTGCCGTTCAACTTGAAACGATACCCTTTCCAGAAAGCTATTCTTGACGATATGCACCCTAATTTATCCGTCATCAAACCCAGTCAACAGGGTGCCACTGAGCTGCAAATGCGTAAAGCGTTAGCATTCCTAGCCCGTAATCGAGCGACAACGCTGATGTTCACGTTTCCGAGTGAGCCGATGCTTCGTAAACAAGCTCAAACCCGTTTCCAGCCTTTGATTGACCAAGACCGTGTTTTTAGTTTGGGAGCTACTAAGCCTGTACGCTCCATTGAGGTTAATCAAATAGGGACTTCGTTCCTACTCTTGGCTCCTGCCACTGAAACCTCCGCAACAGGTCAACCCTGTGACGTTATCTTTAACGATGAAGTTGACTTATCCGACCAACATATCTTGGCTTTGTTCCAATCCCGTTTGCAGGGTAGCACCCATCGCATTACCCAACAGTTTAGCACCCCCACTTTCAGCGGTTACGGCATTGACGCTACCTATGAGTTATCCGACCAACAGGAATACATGATTAAATGTAGTTGCTGTAACCATTGGCAAGTCCCTGTTTTTAGTAAGAAGTTTATCAACATTGAGGGTTTACCCGAAGACATTCAGCTTGATGAAATCGACACCAACATTCTTGAGAAGTACGAAATCGTAACGACCAACATCACTGTTGACTGTGAACTTTGTCAGAATCCTTTAAACCTCGCCACCGATAAGCGCGAATGGGTGGCTAGATACCCGAACCGAGTTAATAACCGTGGGTACCGCATGAGAACATTCAGTGGAGCCACCTTACCCCCTAGTTACGTTATCAGTCAGTTGATTAACTACCGCAAGAACGACTTTATACGCGGCTGGTATAACACTGTTCTTGGCGAAACTTACGATAAGGGTGACGTTCGCCTAACGGATGCTATTCTCAATCCTTTGTTCAAGGATGAATCTAAACCTGTTGTTGACCCCATCGGTAGGTGGTACTTTGGGGCTGACGTTGGCTCTATTTGTCACATCGTTGTCGGCAGTAGCGAGGGTATTAGAAGTGGCGTTCGCATTCACCATTTTGAAGCAGTGCCATTGGAGAAGTTTAAGGATAGGGTTGCTGAATTAAGAGCGAAGTATGAGGGTTTGCGAGGCATGATGGATCAGTTCCCTGAGCAATTATTGGCTAAAGAGACTTTTGAAGTTAGTAATGGGGCTATTATTCCTTGCGCTTACAGAGGCTCTGTTGAAATCGCTGACAAAACCGAAACCACTAAGAATGTTCAAGTTGACCGTACTGAGCATATTGATACCGTTGCCAAGCTCTGTCGTGAGGGGCGTTTTGAGTTCTTTAACTTTACCAATCAGAAAGACCTTATCAAAGACCATTTAAAGGACATGGTGCGCGACACAACACCTGAGAAACCTGCTGTTTGGCGTAAGTTAACGGGTCAAGACCATTATTTTCATGCTTTAGCTTTTATGACAACCGCGATTAAGTATTTTACGAACGATTTTACAGGGTATAGGGAGGAAGCTGTGAAAACTTGCTTATATTTTGCTGGTCAGGATTTAATGCTACCGCAAGGGAACCTGTATGGCAGACAAGGTAAAAATCAGGGCTTAGATACGCTGCTTCGTTAATCTATGCTAAAATCGACCCATTAACCTTATTCGCTACCGAGGCCAACAACAATGGCACTAACTTTACAGACCGTATTTCAGGTTTTAGCTCCGAAAAAGTTACCTAATCCAAAAGGTACGTCTAATAGTCCTACCTTTGACCCTGCCAACGCCGCTAACGTGTTATCGGCACCGCAGTACCGTGAGCATTTAGAAGACATCTTCACAACACGGTCAGCTTCGGACAGTCGGGACTTAATTAGAAACCTATTAGTTCAAGACCCTGATGCCAGTGCCTCGCTTAATGCCTTCTTAACGCTGTCGGACACGAAACCGATTATCTTAGTTAAAGATATTAACGGTGCCATTGACAGAAACGGCTTAAAGGTTGTTAATGCCCTCTTGGACAGTTTAACGACACGTTATGATTATTCAAAAGGTTTTGAATACACCCCTGACTTACGCGCTATTGCCGAAGAAATGCGATATATGATTCTAGCTGAGGGGTCAGTAATGGGTGAACCCATTATCACTAAAGAGGGCATCTTCAATCAAATCCGTTTGATTAAGACAAATACGTTGGAGTGGTTTGAACGTGAAAATGGTCGTTTAGTGCCTGAACAAGTACCGACAAACGGTGGCGATAACATTAGCTTGGACTTCCCTCATATCTTTGTCGCTTACTACCGCCAAGACCCTAGCAAGGCTTATGCTTATAGCCCTTTCGTCAGCGTCATCAACACCGCTGCTGCTCGTCAACGCATCATCAATGACTTATACCGTATCATGCAGTTGACAGGCTACCCACGCATGGACATTGCCGTAATGGAAGAAGTTGTTCGCGCCAATGCGCCTGAGTCGGTTAAGAACGACCCTGTTAAAATGAACACTTACATCAGCCAAACTATCGCCTCTATCAATGCCAGTATCTCTAACTTGAGACCTGACCAAGCCTTTGTTCATACCGATGCCATTACCGTTGGTATTGTTAATGACAAGAAAGCGGGTATGTCTATGGACATTGAACCTGTCATTAAGACGCTTAACGCCCAGAATCAGGCCGCGTTGAAGACAATGGCGACTATCTTAGGCAGGGGTGAGGCAGGGGTAAATACTGCCTCTGTTGAAGCGCGGTTATTTGCTTTGCAATGTGACGGCTTAAACGTGCCTGTGTCGTTATTGATGTCTCAGATGTTTACGTTCCTATTACGTTTAACAGGCAGCACCAGTCGGGTTGAGGTTAGTTTTACTGCCGCTGAGATGCGTAGCCCGATTGAGTTAGAAGCTCAGTTAAACCTAATGGCTGCTCGTCTATTATATGATTTGAGTGAGGGTATCATTGATGATGATGAATACCATTTGCGTATGTATGGTCGCTTGCGTCCCGATAGTGCGCCCCTACTAAGCGGCACTAAATTTTATAACGCTACTGGTGCTGCCGATGTAAATGGTAACGGTAATAACGACTCTGTGACCCGCTCTGTCTCCAGTAAGAGCGACAAAGCAGCACAGAGCAACGCGGTGAAGAAATAAGCCTTAATGAATCGAAAACGATTCGTAAGTTAGGGAGGCCATCAGGTCTCCGATAGAGGTTAAGCTTAACAACTTAACCTCTGCTTCACTCAAGGTAACGGCAGTGCTGTTGGTAATAGCGATGCCAAGTTTTCTAAGAACGACCATTACTTCTCGTTGTTTAATCTCATCTTGCTCAGTCATATCTAGCTACTCTAGGACGGCCTCGGCCAATGTGGGGGTCTTCTGCTCTTAGTTTCTCTAAATCGGGAAACTCTGGCTTAGGTTGTTTAATGCGTTTCTTAGGTAAAATTGTTTTTGCAGTTACCTCCTCGAAGATTTCAGTGATAATTTCAACTTCGGCTTCGGCTTCGGCCTCTGCCTCAACCTGCAAACCTCGTTGGATTCTAAGCTGTTTACGGTTTAGCCAACTGCGTTCTTCAAGGAACTTTCTTGTGTGTTCAGTAGCAAACCCCTCACCAATAACATCAATATCGTGACGATGATGTTTGGCACCTAACCTTAACTTGGCATTAACATCGTCAATAACAATCTTAGTGGCAGTTTCATTCATAGCGGCGATAGCAGACTCCTCTGTCACACTTTCGGGCTTAATCGTTTTACGCCTCTTGAGCAGCTTTAACATCACCTTTGGGTCAACAGGGTAAACGGTGTCTAAAGATAACGTCAAATGCCTAACAACGTGATTCCGCAGGTTTCTTAACAGGTCCTTAGTAAGACCTAAAGTCTCATCGAGGTCGTCAATGTTCTTTATCCATAAGTCTAAGGCGTTTACCTGAGCTTGAACTCTGGCTCTGTGAGCGGCATCAGGGTTTGTATAGTTACCCACCATTTTAATAGAACCGTCTTTATTAACGATGAAAGCTCTAAAATGAGGGTACTCCTCTCTGAAAACGACAAACGGGGGCAGCTTCAACTCTGAGGGTGATTTAGGCACTGCCGTTAGCGAAAACATTTTAAGGATTATATGACTTTTAAAATGGATGGTGTCGAAAGTAATCTTGCCTGTTTTCAACGGGTCGAGAATCATCAATAAACAATCATGGTACTTAATTAGTTTAGGTTTAAAGTGTTTACGAAAGATAGACCATGAGAAGATGTCGGAAGCAAAACTTATCTTGGGATTGTTCTCGGCAAAGTCTATAAGGTAGTGCCACCAGTCTAGTAGCGTCTTCGGTGAGACAATATTAGGTACCTGACCCTCTTTCTTTACACTGGCGAAGTTTCCCACCTCTGTGAGCACCACCTTAGTTAAATGATACTCATGTGTTAGGTACTTTGGCTGATACATAAACAATGTGAAAGGGTATTTATTTAAACTATCGTAAAGCATTTAGAATCTCTTTCTCAAAACGACTGCAAAAGTGAGCAGGTAGGAAACCTTTATAGATGTCAAAGAGGTCGATTATAACCTTAGACTTAAAACTTCGGTAAGCCTCTTGAGCTTCTGGGAGGGTTTTAAAGGTGCCAAGGTGTTTGTTAACCCCGTCAAGGTTTCGAGCCACCACAGGGTAAGCGTCACAAACAGGTTGGAAGCTTTGAGTAGAACCCCATTCTTGGTAGTTCTGAATCAATCTCTTAGGCAAGTAAAAAAGACTGTCAGCGTTAATAAAGCCATCGTTGAAGAAATCGTGAACCAAAACAGCGTCTCTTACATCGGTTAAGCTTCTTATACGGCTTATAAGAGGGTAGAACCGTTGATAGTCTAAAAGGTCGGAATGAACAAACTTACCATTGGTGGTTCTAAGGCCAAGATTATTCTCAGACTCAACCCCATCACCTCTCAACCCTGCTGTTAATCTTACCCAAGCATTGTACTGCCAAGTCTTTCTACCGTCTTCGCGGCTAGGATAAACCTGCCCACTGTTATTAACGGCACCACTAACGTAAACAGGGTCGAGGAGATAACGGAATAGTTTCTGCTCGTGCAGCGTTGTTAAACCAAGATAGAAGTTTACCGTTTCTGTTTTCTTAAACTTCTCAAAAGTCTGAACAGCCTCAGCAGGGCTGTCGAGATGCTCAAATATTTGTTTAGTGTGGTTATAGAGGAAAGCCAACGTGTAGGTCTTACTCTTTGTTTTTGTAATCTCAGGCTTCACCTTTCCTGATAACAGACCCTCTAATGCTAAAGGCATTAGCACTGTTGATGCCGTTGTTAATGGTGATGCTGAGGGTAGAGACCTAAAACTGTAGTCATCAGCAGATAGGACGGAGCTAGGTAGTGTGAGGTTGTTAGAAACCCAATGGTTGAAGTAGTTTTGATTAAGGAGGTCGCCACTGTCTTCTTTAGCAGACTTGGAGAAGGAGTCAAAAAGCTTTTGTAATATTTTAGTGGTTTTAACCACTTGTACGAGAGTTATCTCGTTTGAGGTATTTAAAGTCATCATGTATCTCTTGGGTCATAGAGCTGGTCCTGTTGATGAAAAGAAAGCGGCACTCATGGACCAGATGAGGAGGAACTAGGGTGTACAGCCTAGCTTTGCCGCTTGAGACAATAATATTACCACAGAGGTTGCTTTTGGCAATACCTTCGATTGTAAAGAATTGTAATACGTTTGTAAGTTGTTGATTAGTAAATGTTCCTTACAGCAGTGCGACACTTGAGGCTTTTGTCGCACTGCTGTAAGGAAAAACCCAAATTGCTGTTCTCACTGATGTAAGGAAAAATAAGATGTTTTAATTATTAAAATCAAAGGCTTACAACTTTTGATAATTCACGCCTAACTAAAGTTTAAGTTTAAAAAGTCCCTAAACAGCTTTAATAAGCCGTAATCCTAAAAGTTATTACTTACAGCAGTGCGACACTTGAGGCTTTTGTCGCACTGCTGTAAGTAATAACTTTAAAAATTGTTCTCACTGATGTAAGGAAAATCAAAGTCCAAAACCTTTAAAATCAACAACTTAAAAAATGACCAACCAGTCATTTTTCTATTTTATTTTTTTCTATTCGGACTAAAGAGAAAGATAAATAGAAAAAGAAAAAAGAAAGATAATAGAAGCGTTTTTACTTTTTATTTTTAGAAAAATAGAGAATTTTAAAAAAGACCCCCCTGTGGTACACTAAACCCACTTACTTGGACGATAGCAGCCGCGTTCTTCAATATGGAAATAGTGCCTTTTACTTCGGTACTTGGTAGAGAGGAAAGAACGAAACGGTGGGGTTTTGTGACGTTTTCCCCGTTGACCCGCCAGAGTCTGCCTGTTCTGGCTTTTATTCTACCGTCTCTTGTCTCTATCCTTTCTTAATGCTATTATTTACAAAACATAAACACTTGGTTACATGGTTATGCCTAAACGTATCGAAATTACAGATGATATTAAAGCTAAAGTGCTTGCCAACATGGGTTCTGAACCTAATTGGGAGCAAATCGCTGTTTTCGAGATGACGGCTGTTACCTCGTTACCTTTAAATAAAAAGTGGTCTATCTTCGACCAAGCCCAGATTACGGCTGAAACTTTTGAAGAAGCTGCTCAATATCTCGCATCAGGCGGCTTCGTTCCGTTTCACACCTTACATCAGCAAGGCTATGAAATCCCCGTTGGCCGTGTGTTCTACGGTGAGTCTCAGGTTAACCCTAAAGGGTTCAATGAGCTTCGTGTGTTAGCCTTTATTGACCTAACCGCTCACGAAGACCTCGCCAATAAGATTGACAATGGTATTGTTGAGGAAGTCTCTGTCGGTATGTCCTTCAAGCAGTTGCTTTGCTCCGCTTGTGGTGATGACCTGATGGCTGATGAGTCTAAGTTGTGGGCGCAAACCTGCGGTAATGGTCATGTTATCGGTATGGGTGGGCACCACTTAAAACCACATGGTTTGGGTCAGTTCCGCGAATTAAGTGCTGTCTCTAAGGGAGCCAGCAACGGTGCCAAGATTCTTGGTATGCAGAAGCGTACCTTAGCTGCCGATTTCGGTAAGCCTGAATTAGCTTTAGCAGCTAACCTTAAATCCCCTGAGTTCATGTTGTTCACACAACACGCTGACTTGGACTCTGAACCTCTTGGAGAAGACCCTGTGCTTATTGCAGAACTACAAACAAAATTGACGGCTGCCGAAGCTAAGGTGTTAGACCTTGAAGCCAGTGCCACTGCACAGCTCGCTGCTGCTGCCGAAACTCTTGCCGCTACCCAAGCTCAAGTTGTTGCTTTAGAAGCAGCTAAGAGCGAGGCTGAGGCTGCTAAGGTGACTGCTGAGGCTGCTCTTGCTGCTGCCGAAGCTAAGGTCGCTGACTTAGCTGTTATCCAAGCTAAATTAACCCAATTTGAAGATGCTGAGACAGCTAAATTGTCTCAACGTCCTTTCCGCATTCCTTTGAACGGTGTTGTAGGTTTAAACGCCTCTCACAGTGATGCAGAAAAAAGTAAACCAAGCGCGGCTGGTGTTTCCTCCGCTTTTAAAACCCCTAATCGTTAACTACTCGGAGAATAACGATGGCTCAGCAAATTGCAAGCGGTGGTATCAGCTTCACTGGTATTCCCCACTCAGAGTTTCGCCGCACAGCTTACTTAGCAGCAGGTATTGTTGCTGCTGATTGCGGTAAACCCGTCACTCTCGACACAACTGCCGATAACACGTTCAAATTAGCTGGTGCTGATGATGTTATCTACGGTTGCTTAAAGGTTGTTGAAAACCGTGTTCAAGAGGGTATCTTAGTTGGTACCATCGAGTTCAAAGGTGGCTTTACCTTTACTAAATCTGGTGTTATCGCCCGTGGCGATGGCGTTGTTGGTGCTGGTGCTGGAGCGGTTAAAACAGGCACTAACGCTCGTTGTTTCGTAACAGCAGTTGGTACTACCACTGTTGACGTTGCCTTCATCTAAACGGAGATAAGACTATCATGGCTATTCGTCCATTAAGTGATTTGATTAAAAAAGACAAACTTTCTCCTGAGCAAGTTAAGGTTATGTTGGCTAGTGACAACACCCACGAGTCTTCTGATAACGGTTTAAAGTTAGTTCGTGACGCTCAATCCTACGGCTTAACAATGCGCGACTACTTGATTTTAAGTGTTGCCCCTGAGAAGTCCGAAGACAAAGCTCAATATGCTGGCTTGAACGGTTACGAAGCCACTAAAGTTGCCTTGAACTTGCCCCACGCGAATGACTTTGAACGCGGCATTTTATTGCAAGCGGCTTCTAACACATTCCAAACCTATGCAGGTACTCGCGCCTTATTCCCTGAAATCGTTGACGATATGTTGAAGGCAAAAACTCGTTTAGAGACTGCCGAAAACATCGCCTCTCTCGTTAGCCAGAGCCGTACCATTGACGGTTCCGAGATGATTACGACTTACATGGAAGATGATGCTGACCAACGCAAAACTTACACTGTTTCCGAGTTGGGTCGTGTGCCAATGCGTTCTGTTCGCACAACTCAAAACGTAGTGGGTTTAGGCAAACGCGGTTCAGGTATTGAAATCTCTTATGAGTTCGCTCGCCGCGCTTCCTTAGATATTTTAACGCCTTTCGCTGCCCGTATTTTGCGTGACGCTGAGTTAAGCAAAGTTTCTGCCGCCACCAATATCCTTATTAATGGCGATGGTGTTAATGCTGCTGCTCAAGTTATTAACTTCTCTACCTTCGGTGGTACAGGTGTTATTGACGCGGCTAACTACAAGTTTTTAAGCAAGTTCTTAATGGATCGTGCTAAAGCTGGCTATCCTGTTGACACTTTAGTTGTTAACTACGATATGTACGTTGACTTGATGTTTATGTACAGTCCTACTTTAAGCGGTAACGGCAGTATTCCTCAAGCAATGGGCAGTATGGGCGCACCAACTATTAACACTAATGTTACTATGTTGAATGGTTTGAACTTGAACATCGCTTTATCTTCTGCTGTACCAGCAGGTAAGATTATCTGTATGTTGAAAAATGAGTGCCTCGAAGAATTAATCGAAGCTAACTCCAACATCAGCGAAAGCGAGCGTTCCATTCTTGACCAAAGCATCAAGTATGTTAAAACTGAAACCACAGGCTACAAACTGGCTATTCCAGAGTCGCGGGTAGTTCTTGACGTTTTAGCTTAACGCTTGAAGGTTTGAGAAAAGGGCAGCTTTCGCTGCCCTTTTTAATAGGGTAAACTAAGCTCTACCCGTTGGAGATAAAAATGACTCAGTGTATCGTAAAGACAACAGGGCAGTTCATGTTGCTGACCCGTTCAGGCCCCATTAATGTTGGCGTTGCCACTCTCGTTGAGAAAGACGGTTTTGTGTCTGACCGCATTCGTAAAGGCGACTTAGAGTTACTTGCCGATGATATTCCACAGACAGTAACTCAAGCAGACTTAAAAGAAGCTGGCAGTGTTGAGGCTTTAGTCAGCAAACTTTCTGCGAGCACACCTACAGGTATGTTCGATTTAAAACCTAAGTCAAAATCTAAAACAGCTAAAAAGGCGGTTTAACCATGTGGGTCGAAACAACCAAAGCTTCGAGCGTAACTTTTGAGTTGAAAGTAGGTAACGACTTTGTTGTTCCTGACCCCAGCACCACTGCCGTTTTCACTGTTAGAAACCGCGCTGGAGCCACTCTCCACACAGAGACGCTAGTAAACCCTATAGGCAGCACCTTAACTTTTATCACTCCTAGCGGTGTTAACACGTTAACAGGTAGTAATACTAACGAGATACGTTTAACAAGTCTAACTTACGTTTATGAGGGTGTAACTTTTAAACTTGACAACACTTACAAGGTGACACAGTTTCTACCTTTAACAGTAACACCACAAACGGTTAGAACCTTGTTAGGGTTAAGTTATGAGGAGTTAGAAGATGAGGAAGTTGACCTTATCACTGCTTACTACACTTTGGTTAATGGTTACGGAACCACATTTACCACTGCCTTTGCTACTGAAGGTTATCTTGGCGACCAAGCTAACAAAGCCGTTTGTTTACAAAGTGCCATTAACCTTGCCCTCAGCTTGCCGCAACGTATTGCTCAGAAAACAGACGAAGAAAAAGCCAGTTTTCAAAGAGTCTCAAAACTTGACCCTTACAAGTTAGTAAACAGTTTAAAAGTAGAGCTTGCGGAAACACTTGAAACCTTAAAAACTGAAAGCGTTATCGGCTCTGCGGCTGTGTTCTCTGTCTCTCAGCCTACCGACCCATTCACAGGTGCTTAGTAATGCTTAAGTTTCACAATAGCCGTTTTAAGAAACTTATCAAAAACCTGACAAGAGGTTGCTTAGTGCAGGGACACATCGTTGACGCATCAGGTGAACTTACTAGCACTGAGGAAGTTAATCAGTTGTTACGGGTCAGTCACAAAGCCATCACCAATGCTGGCGACCATGTTACTTACATGGGTTATCATTATGCCCTTAGCAGCTACTCAAAAGAGCCTTATGACATCATTTATCGTTTAATACCTCTGCCAGACCAAGTGGAATGGCAAGTACAGAAAGTCTTTATCACAGACCCACTCACAGGGCTTAAAAAACCCGTTGACACTGTTAGCCCCCCTGCTCAAATACTCTGGTGCAAAAAGAAGACTGATGGCTTCGGCATGAGTGTTGCCAAGAAACAAGATGAAAATGTTTGTTACTTGATGACAGAAGTTGTCCAAGTGGGTGATTTACTTGACGGTAAAGTTATAAAAACAGTGGTCAAGGAGCAAGACATCTACAAGGCGGAGGTTTAGGGTGGCTAGGCGTGATGCTAACGATAGATACTTCCAATTGGTAATGGACCGTATCAGTATTGAGCCACACCTAGAGATGGAGCGAGCTAAGGCTGTTATGCAGATTATGCGGAAAACCGAACGAGCCAAAATTGCGAAAGACCTAAATATGGCTTACGCGGATTTCCATATAAAGTTTATTCAGTCTTTCATAGGTTCAGGAGCAGACCCATTTATTTTTAGCTCTATGGACAACATGGGTTTTTATGAGGGTCAATCCCTGTCTCAAATGGGGGTGAGTTACAAAAGACTCTCAAGAAAATGGGAAAATAAGAAAAGAAGCTTGGGTTTAGGCACCCCTGAGTTTTTCAACTTTAAAAATCAGATGCCTGAGACCTTTGGACCACCAGACGTTAAGAATCTTAGCAAGAGTAAACTACCCAAGAAGACTTTGAAACAATACATAACCCAACATTGGGAAAACATCATAAAAAGAAAAATAGGTGTTTTTACTGCTGATGATATTGTAGTCTTAAACTCTAAAGGGCAAGAGTTAAGATTAACTAAAGGTTTTATAAGTTATGCAACCGAAGCTGCAAAACGATGGGAAACCCATAGTGCTAGGAGAGGTTTAGATAGAGCAGACATAGCTGCCAGAGATGCTTATTTAGATCGAGTAACTAAAGAGTTAAAATCTAGCCCTTTCACAAGGTTAAAAACTGCTAGTTCCTCAGTAGTCTTTAACCTTAAATCAAAAAGCCATTCAGAGAGTGTTTTATATGAAACTTTCTCCTTCGGCTTTAGACCTTTAAGGAGTATTCAACACCGAAAATTATTAACTAATAGGTATCAAGTAGAATTAAGCACACAGTTTATAAGTGTGGCTGATAATACAGCCCCGATGGGATACCCACTATCTAAATTAACTAATAATCACACAGGTGCAAAAGGTACAAACAGAGCTATTAGACCCACTCTTGGACCCCTCTTACATTGGTATCATAAGGTTAAGCTACCTAAAGTTTTTAGAACCTCAATTGGTGGTAGAGGGGTAACTCCTTATTAAACTCTTTTTAAAGGTTAAAAAATGTACATCCAAAACGGCATCTTAAACATTCTCGAAAGCACTGTTCTCGCTTTCTGCAATCAACTTGCTCAAGCTGCTAACGCTCAATTGAACACTAACCTCTCCGTTGTCCTTTTTGACACACAACCAGAGGAAGTGGAACTGCCCGACTCTGATGTTATCGGCTCTTATAACTTAGAGTTTAAACTAGACACCCACTTTATTGATGGTACCTTTTTACTAGGGGTAGCCACGTTAAATGACCCAAGCTTATTCCGCTTACGTCAGATTACGAGTTTTGTGTTAGATGAGTGTTTACCTGAGAAGACGATTCAACTTTATAATGCCGAGGGAGTACCCATTTTAGGTAACTTAATTATTATGGAAGATGTGAGTGTATTGCCAACAAATAAGGATTCCAAGTCACGAGCCTCGCGCTTCATTGGAATCCCCTTTAAATGTACAAGAACTATTTAACTTGAGCAGTAATGGTTTCAATCTCCTGAATACTGAGGGGGTTGTCACTCTTAAACCCCTCGGCGGCTAATTGACGTAACCCAAGCTCTATTGTTTGAACAATGATAGCACTGGGGCTTTGTTTACAATGTGCTGAAACCTTACGCAAAAGCTCAAGCGTATCCTCTGGCAAAGCCACAGAAGTTCTGACAGCAGTGACGTTGCCACGTTTTAAACGTTGACCTACACGGATATTTGGCATTTTATAACCTTTTCTGAGTCGAATGTTTGAATTAAAGACAATTTATGATAACATAGAGGGGAAAGAATCAAATGTATTACTTTTGTAACATAACAAACTTGGAGAACCAACATGGCTGGTGAAGCCCGTTCCATTAACTTTGCAGTCGGTACCGCCACCATCATGTTAGGTGCCCCTGCTGATTTGCGTGATTTTACCCCTGCAACCCACTCTATCGGTTTAGTTAAAGATGTAAAAATCATGGCGGAAGCCAGTTACATCAAGTTAACTCAAGGTGTTCGTAATAGTATTGTTCACTCCATCAAAACAGGTGAACCTGTTTCTATGGGTGCCTCTATTTACGAATACAACGCTAAAAACTGGACTTACGCTTTAGGTTTTGCGGGTTATGATGTTGCTTTAACTGCTGCTTCGACTACTGTTACGGCTAAGTTACCTGCCCTAGATGGTGACCCTATCGCCCCTGCTGGTTATAGCACTGTTGAGGTTGCGGATACCGCTGGTTTCAACATAGGCGACTACGTTATGTTACAAGTTGGGACTGACGACCAAGTTTACCCTCGCCGTATTAGCAATAAAACTACTGGCAGCCCAAGTACTCTCGTTTTTGACGCACCAATTAAGAATCTACGAATCCCTTTGGGTGCCACCATTCGCAAATGTTCTATCGTCCCTATTGGCCGTAAGTCTGAACAACCTTTCTTGGCTGCTAAGATTGTTGGTTCTATGGCTGATAACGTAGAAGTTTGTATCGAGATTCCTAAATTGCGTGTTACTAAAGGTTTCGATTTAACTTTCCAAACCAGTGATTATGCTAATATGCCATTTGAGTTTGACGTGTACGACTTAGTGCCAAGCGATCCGCAGTATGCTCGTTCTCGTGATGAGTTTGACTCCGCTCCTGCCTTCTTGTATAGTCTCAACTAGATAGCTAAGACTATTTGGCAATTGATAGCCCTCGCAAGAGGGCTTTTTTTTGGGTACAATAAAGAAACCTAAAAAACCAACTGGAATCGCCAAATGTCTAATGTAATCCAACCTCTAAACCCTAGCCCACATTTTAACCTTTCAGACGGCAAAGAGATTAAAATGACTTACGGCTTGCAGAACCGCTTAGCCAAGTTAATTAATAATATTTCAACCGTTTCACTTATCTTAACCGACATCCAAGTACAAGAAGCCGTTATCGTTAATATCTTTAACAAATATGATGGTAAAGGTCAGGTTATTGAAGAAGCCAACTTAGAAGAAATTATGTTTAGCCCTGTTGAAATCCAACACCTATTACTTTGGGTTACAGAGCACCTAACCAATTTTTTTCTCCTCAATCTGCAATCAATGACTCGGATAGCAGTGGAGTATCAAAAAGGGGTGGAGTCGAGTTTAGAGCCTTTATCAAATGGTACGAAAGCCTAAGCTTTGCCGAAGCCGTAGCTTGGACTTATAATGCTCCTATAAGTGAAGTAAGATTAGTTTACTGGTCAAACACACTTGAAGACATTAACCAAGCCCTCCGCTTCAAGGTAGCGGGTAAACAACTCGAAGCTGTTCAAGCGTATGAAGCTTTTGCCGCTGTTGCCTCTCAAGCGTTAGGCGGGGGCGATAAAGATAATTCGGTGTCGAAAGCCGAGGTTAAACCCCAGAATCAAGCGACAACGAGCGCACAAGCTGTGCAAATGTTCAAAGGTCTTTTTAGTTAGCAGGTAGTTATATGGCAACTCAAGGTGGAAGCAACAACACTCAGACTCAGGCTGAGGTACATCTTAAATATGTCTCTGAGGGCTACCAAAAGCGTGTTAAAGAGTTGCAAGACTTAGCCCTGTTAATTGATAAAATTAAGGCTGACTTAGGGTCAGTAACAATGCCAGCTATTAAGGGTTTAAAAGGTGCGTTGAGAGACGCAGGGGAGTTAAGTCAAGCTATTCAAACCTTAACTCGGCAAGGAACGGTAGCGGGTGTAACCCCTGTAGGTAAGAAAGCTAGTGAGGAACAGAAAAAAGCTTATCAAGAAGCTAAAAGTAGGCAAGTTTCAGACACGGCTGTCCGTCAAGCTCAGTTAGATACTCAAGATAGAACACTCAAACTACAAAGACAATTAGCCGCAGAAACAGCTAAGGAACTTCAACAAAGAGCTTTTCAGGGTAAGCTAACTAAAAAGGAGATTGAAGCTCAAAAAGGCAATGTTGAAAACCTAAAAGCTATTGCTAAAGGATATAAGGAGGCCAGTGACTCAGGTATCAAACCTCAAGTTTTATTACAGCGCAAAGTTAATAACCTCATTGAGGCCGACATTACTGCCCGTAAACAAGCTCAACAAAAACAAAGAGCCGCAGAGACTCAAGCTCGTTTAGAGCAAAATAAGATTGCTGTTAAATTTGCTCGTCAAAGTCTTGAAGGTAAGAACACAGGTTTAGCAGCGTATTTAAAAACAGCCGACTTAAATCAAGTTAAGGCTATTGAAAGTGCTATGAAGGCTCAAAGCCTTAAAGCAGGGTACACCCCCACTGCCCACAGTCAAAAGCTAACCGAAATGGTTGCAGCTAGACGCGTAGATTTAACAGGGGTTTCTAAACAAGTTATTGACCCGAAGTCGATTTTACAATCTATTCAATCGGCTAAACATAAAGGTGAAACAGACTACATTATTAAACAGCTTCGGGCTGAATTAAACCGACAAACTAAAGTAGGGGCAAGCCGTGATAGCCTTGTCGGTTTACATAGTTTGTTAGCTGATGCCCGAAGCGAAGCAGTTAAAAAGTTTGCTCCTGTTTCACCTTTTCAAGAAGCTAAAAAAGCTGAGGAAGCTCACGCCAAGTCACTAACTAAGTTAAATGAGAGCCAATTAAAACAACAGAATAATCGCCTACTTTTAGAGGAGCACTTGCAAGCCTCTAAAATTCGCAGCCATAAAACAAATATGACTATTGGTTCCGCCGAATGGAAGGCCGAGCAAAGTTATCAAGACCTCCTAAAACAACGAATCTCAGCTATCAAAGCCGTTGAGACGGAGCAAAAACGGAGAGCTAAAGACCCTGTTGCCACCCAATTATCGGACGCAGCTAAATCTACTCGTG